GGCACATACACATTAACAGGATCATTCCCAGGTACTACAGTGCCAGCATCTATTGGCACAGCATTCTGGAGTACATACGCATTTAGTTCATACCCTAACGGCTACAGCATTATTCAATACGCAAAAGTTTCTGCAGACGATCCATTTCACTTTATCAAACCATACGGCCGAGCCCTTGGCCCAGAGCATAAAGCACAGGCTTACACTGCGACCCCTGCCATACGAGAGGCTGCGATGATCGTAGCTGTTGACATCTGGCAAAGCCGTCAAGTTAGCCAGACTGGTGGGGTAGGTATGGATGGGATCACTGCAAGCCCATATCGGATGGGTTATCAGCTGATTAACAGAGTGCGTGGTCTCATCCAGCCGTATTCTAGTCCTAATTCACTGGTCGGCTAATGCCAGCTGCAATCACCACACTACGCAGCACACTTGCAACAGATTTAGCCAATGCAGGCGTGTGGTCAACCTTTTCATTTCCACCGGCAACATTATTGGCTAACAGCGTAGTAGTTACACCTGGTGATCCTTATATTGTGCCATCTAATAATGACATTACAAGTATTGCACCATTAGCAAACTTTAAGATCTTAATGACTACACCAGCATTTGACAACCAAGGCAACCTAGCCGGCATGGAAACTTTTATACTTGCAGTAGTAACTAAACTAAACGCATCATCTTTGGTGCTAAACATATCTAGTATTTCAGCACCTGCTATAGTCAACGCCGCTAGTGGTGATTTGCTGGTATCTGAAATTACCGTATCAATCCTAACGAGCTGGAGTTAAAATGAGTACAGACGCAGAAAACTTAGCCTTCTTAAAAAAGATAGGCCAGATCCAAGAAGCACCAGCACCAACCCCTACTAAAGAGAAAGACAAGGAGTAATCATGGCAATATTCTTAAATAACACCGCATCGGTTACATTTAACAGCGTTGATCTATCAGCGTATGTTACCGCCGTAACTATTAACCAAGCATTTGATGAGCTAGAAGTAACCGCTATGGGCGACACTGCTCACAAGTTTGCTAAAGGACTAGAGGCGTCAACAATTACTCTAGACTTCTTAAATGACAATGCTGCTGCAACAGTTATCCCTACATTACGTGCTGCTTATGGCACTACTGTAACTGTGGTAATTAAGCAATCATCTGCAGCAGTATCAGCTACAAACCCTTCATACACAGCATCTGTATTGGTTAATAACCTACAAAATGTAAATGGAGCAGTAGGCGATATCTCATCACAGAGCATTACATTTACCTGCAACAGCACAGTAGTTGTAGCAGTAGCATAAGGAGAAATAATGGCAAAGCTAAAGATAACAAGGGCTAATGGCGAAGTATCAGAACACAAGATTACGCCAGGTGTCGAGTACGCTTTTGAAATATCTAAAAACATGGGCATATCTAAAGCTCTACGTGAGTCAGAAATGCAAAGTCATATCTACTGGCTTGCATGGGAATGCTTACGTAGGGCTAACGTAACTGTACCTGTATTTGGTATTGACTTTATAGACAGCTTAGAAACTGTCGAGGTATTAGACGAAGAAAAAAAATAGTACCGCGTGACTCCATTCTCTATACAGTGGCTGCTTTAAGTGTAGAGACTGGGATCGCGCCTAGTGAGTTTATTAACATGGACTCCGAAATGTTTAGAGCAATTATTCAGGTTTTAAGCGATAGAGCTAAGGAGATCAAAAATGCCAGTAGAGGTCGTAGGCGTTAAAGATGTCCTAAAAGGTTTAGAGTTTATTGATGAAGATATGCGACAAAGAATTAGGACTGTTATTGACCCTTTAATGCGTGGTGTAGCAAGTAAGGCTAAAGGATTTGTGCCAGATAACGGCAGCGTATTATCAGGCTGGAGTAAAGCAAGTAACCCTGCACTTAACTTCAAACCATTCCCAAAGTATGATGCTAATATTGTTAAGTCCGGTATTGGATATAACGCAGGAGAAAATAAAACATTTAAGAATGGATTTAAGGTTAGCAACTACGTTTATAACGTAAGCGCAGCTGGTCGCATATACGAGACCGCAGGTCGCAATAACCCACAAGGGCGTGCGCCATTTCAACAGATAGATCCCAGCACACCTAATTCACCAGTTGGCGCAGTGCAAGGATTTGAGGGTACTAAGAGAGCTAGAGAATATACCTATAATAAATCTACTAGAGAGTACGCATCAAACAATCCGTTTGCAGGTTACCAATTTGTAACGTCTATGCCAGCACTTACATCACAGCCTAGAATTAAAGGCGTACGAGGTGGCACTGGTAAAAAGACAAAGGGCAGACTTATATTTAAGGCGTGGTCACAAGATAGTTCCAAAGTTTATGATGCAATACTGCAAGCAATAAACTCTACAGCTATACAATTTAACAAATCCACAGAGATTAAGAAGGCAGCCTAATGGCCAATGTAGTCGTCTCGGCTATTGCCACCTTTAATGGTAAGGCACTTAAAAAAGGTCAAAAAGAATTATCTGCTTTTGATAAGCAAGCGCAAAAATTAGGCAGGACTTTTAATCGCGTCTTTGCTACCACAGCATTAGTTGCATTTGGCAAAAAGGCTGTTAATGCTTTTGCAGCCGATGAAGCAGCAGCTAAATCTTTAGAAGTACAATTAAGAAATACTGGGTTAGCGTTTGCAAGCCCTTACGTAGAAAATTACATAGCCAATTTACAAAAATTAACTGGCGTGTTAGATGATAATTTAAGACCAGCGTTTCAATCTTTACTAACAGCAACCTCATCAATTACTTTAAGTCAAGAAGCACTTAACGTTGCTTTAGACACAAGTGCGGCAACCGGTAAATCATTAGGACAAGTAACAGACGCAATAGTTAAAAGTTACAACGGACAAAGTAAAGGGTTAAGAACGCTAGGAGTTGCATTATCTAAGACTGCATTAAAAACTGGCAACACAGAATTAGCATTGAAAGAATTACAAAAAGCATACTCAGGACAAGCTGCCGCAAGATTAGGCACTTATGCTGGCAAAATGGATTTATTACGAGTAGCAGCTGCCGATGCCACAGAGATAATTGGTAAAGGGTTAGTAGATGCCTTAACCAAATTAGGCAAAGATGATTCTATACAAAATGCCGCAGATTCTATGAATAGTTTTGCTTTGGCTATTGCCGATACAGTCAGAGGTTTAGGCACACTAGTTGGTGAAGTTAAAAAGTTTGCAGGCACGGATATTGGTAAACTGCTATCAGGTCTGGCTTTCCTAGTATTTGGTTCAAAGAAATTACTTATAGGTGGGGCACTTGCTTTAATTGCTAATGATATTGGCAGGAGTAATCCTGTTGCACAGCCTAACGTAGGTGGCTACTCAGGCATACCTTCTGTGCAAGAAAGAATTAGAAAGCAAGAGTTTGACTCACGTAAAAAATTAATAGCTGCATTAAAAGCAGAAGAAGCATTAAAAAATCTTAAAGACAAATATGATGTAGAGCGCATAGGGTTAATGGCTGCTCTTAATGCGGCTACCGATGAAGAAACAAAAGTAAGACTGGCTGAAAAGTTAGCAATCCTAGATGGTAATGCTGCTATGGCTGCAAAATACCTATTACAAGAAAAAGAAAACGATGCAATACAAACTGTAACTGATTCCCTAGTTATATTAGCAGGCGCAGCTATGGACTCAGCAGATAAGTTTAAGCAGATCAATCCGTTTGCCGGCACAATGTATGGCGAAACAGGTAGAGATCCGCAGAAAGGCGTCAGTGGTCTTGCAGAAATACTAGCCATGTTAGGTGCTTTAAGTGGTGGAGTGGGTGGCTTAACAAATAAAAACATGCCACAGGTATTTCCAACATTAACACCAGAGTTTTATTCAGGTCAAAGAGATATAGTCAATCCGCTTGCAGGCACATATTTTGGTGAGACTGGTAGAGATCCTATGCCCGTAGAAATTAAAGTAGTTGTAGATGCAGGTGGCGACAGGCTAAGTCAGGCTATAGCAGAAAGCATACAGGTGGCAACTAGATCAGGTTACTCAACAGTACCTGCTGGATTTATAGCATGACCGTACCTGTAGTAACCGCTTTAATTAACTTTAGTACTGGCCCGTCCTTTGCCCAAACAATGATCTTAGATACGGGCATATTAGATACAAACGTATTAGGTGATGCTTCAGCTGTAATTGTAGATGTGTCTAATCAGGTTAACCGCATAGAAACTAACAGAGGCCGTACTGCACTATCAGATCAATTTCAAACAGGCGCACTTACATTACGCATTGTAGATCAAAATGGTGACTTTAATCCACAAAATGTTACTGGTCCGTATTACAATTTATTAACACCTATGAAAAAAGTGCAGATTAGTGCTACATATAGTGGCGTTAGTTATCCTATATTTCAAGGCTTTATTACAAGCTACGTTACTACATACCCAGGTGAGTCTGGTGAAGATGTAGCAATAACAACTATACAAGCTGTAGATGCATTTAGATTAGCGCAGATAGCACAGATTAGTACAGTTACAGATGCTACTGCCGGCCAAT